AGACGGTGAATGGTACCTTCCTGAGCATTCGCTCGGGTGGGGCATCATCAACTGGTGGTTTAAGTACCTTAACACCCCTAACGGCAACGACAAAAGCCCCGAGTTTATGCCCACGCTTGAACAGGCCCGGTTTATTCTCTGGTGGTATGCTGTGGATAAGCGCGGTGAGTTTGTTTACCGCAACGGCACGTTCCGACGCCTGAAAGGCGCAGGTAAAGACCCGCTGGCTGCAGCTATGGCGTTAGTAGAACTGTCGGGTCCTGTAGCGTTCTCGCATTTCAAAAACGGTGAAGCTGTCGGCAAACCGAAGCACGCCCCTTGGATTCAGATTGTGGCTGTGAGCCAGGAGCAGACGAAGAACACGTTCACGCTATTCCCTGTCATGATCACCAAGAAGCTTAAAGAAGACTATGGCCTAGAGGTCAACAAGACGATTATTTACGCGCCAGATATTGGTGGCCGCATCGAGTCTGTGACGTCGTCGCCGTACACAATGGAGGGTGCGCGCCCTACTTTGGTGATCTGCAACGAGACGCAGTGGTGGATGGAAGCTAACGACGGCCACGAGATGATGGGTGTCATCGAGGGCAACATCACTAAGATCAAGGGTTCGCGCCGTCTAAGTATTTGTAACGCTCACATCCCCGGAGAAGACTCTGTGGCTGAGCGTGACTACGACTCGTGGCAGTCGCAGTCGCAGGGCCTTAGCGTGGACGTAGGGGTGCTTTATGACGCCCTTGAGGCACCTGCGAATACGCCTTTGTCGGAGATCCCGTCCGAGAAGACGGACCCGGAAGGGTACGAACAAGGCTTGAAGCTTTTACGGGAAGGCATCCTGGTTGCTTGTGGGGATTCCTACTGGCTGCCTGTAGACGCTATCATCGAGTCTGTGCTCGACATCCGCAACCCGGTGTCAGAGTCGCGTCGCAAGTTCCTCAACCAGGTAAACGCGATGGAAGACTCCTGGATCTCCCCCACCGAGTGGGATCAGTTGGCGTTGACAGATCCTTTGTTCCGACTTAAAGATGGTGAGAAGATCACTTTGGGGTTCGATGGTTCTAAGTCCAACGACTGGTCGGCCTTGGTGGCTTGCCGTGTGCATGACGGTATGATCTTTCCGCTGAAGTGGTGGGACCCTAAAACGTACCCGAACGGCGAGGTTCCCCGCGAAGACGTGGACGCTACTGTCCGCAGCACGTTCCAGAAGTACGAGGTGGTCGCGTTCCGTGCAGACGTCAGGGAATTCGAGGCATACATTGATAACTGGTCCAAAGAGTTTGGCAAGAAGATGCAGGTTAAAGCCTCACCTAATAACCCTATTGCCTTCGACATGCGTGGTCAGACGAAACGCTTCGCAATGGATTGTGAGAGGTTCCTCAACGCAGTGTTAGAGCGCGAGGTGAACCATGACGGTAACCGGGCGTTGCGTCAGCATGTGCTGAACGCGAAGCGTCACCCCACTAATTTTGATGCCATTAGTATAAGAAAAGCGAGCAAGGACTCTTCTAGGAAGATTGACATAGCAGTGTGCTCGGTTCTCGCCTATGGGGGGAGACAAGATCTGTTAATGAGCAAAAAGGGCCAGAGAACCGGAAAGGCAACAGTGATACGATGACGACGTCAGAACAGCTAAGTCGTGAACGTGATGAAATGATCACGAAGTTCGAGGAGAGCGCCCAGCAGCTCCAGGCTAACGCGGATTACTACAACGCCGAGTCGCGGCCCCATGCGATTGGTGTGTCGGTCCCTATACCGATGCGTAAGCTGCTGGCCCAGGTGGGATATCCGCGCTTGTATGTGAACGCTTTGTCGGATCGCTTAGAGGTTGAGGGTTTCCGCACCGACACAGAGTCTGAGGGCGATAGCATGTTGTGGGACTGGTGGACAGCGAATGGGTTGGACGTTCAGTCGGTGCTTGCTCACACTGACGCGCTGGTTAATGGCCGCTCGTATATCACAGTGTCAACCCCCACCGAGGATGATTTCCGTATCGACCCTAACGTGCCGATTATCCGGGTGGAGCCTGCAACGTCACTGTACGCTGTGAAGGACCCTAGAACCCACGAGATTGTTCGGGCTATCCGGGTCTCCTACGCGGAGAAAGGTGGGGAAGTGGTCGGGGCTACTATGTACACCCCTGAGTCCACATACACATGGATTGTGGATAAAAACGGCTGGTCTAATCCGCATGTTATCAACCACGATCTGGGCATCGTCCCGGTTGTGCCCCTTGAGAACACTACTTTGTTGTCTGATCGTTACGGTTCCTCGGAGATCACCCCGGAGCTTCGCTCTGTTACGGATGCGGCTTCTCGTATCATGATGAACATGCAAGCTACCGCTGAGCTGATGGCTGTGCCGCAGCGTCTGCTGTTTGGTGTCAAACCAGAAGAGCTTGGTGTAGATCCGAGCACTGGTCAGGTGCTGTTCGATTCTTACCTGGCACGTATTATGGCGTTCGAGGATGAGGGCGCTAAGGCAACCCAGTTCCAGGCGGCGGAGCTCATAAACTTCAGCCACGCTTTAACCGAGCTGGCTAAGCAGGCCGCAGCATACACAGGTCTGCCACCTCAGTACCTGTCAACCGACAGTGACAACCCCGCGTCGGCGGAGGCTATCAAGGCTTCTGAGTCGAGGCTAGTGAAGAACGCTGAGCGTAAAACCAAAGTGTTCGGCGGCGCTTGGGAGCAAGCGATGCGCGTCGCTTACAAAGCGATGAACGGCGGTAATGTACCGACCGAGTATTTTCGCATGGAGACGGTGTGGCGAGATCCGTCTACACCAACGTACGCCGCTAAGGCCGACGCAGCTACAAAGCTGTTCGGCGCGGGGCAGGGTGTCATCCCTCGCGAACGGGCACGTATAGATATGGGCTACACTATTGTGGAGCGTGCTGAGATGAAAGTCTGGGACGCGGACGACGCCACGCTCCTTGCTAACACCATCCTCGCGGGCACCTCTGAAGGCACCAGCAACGGGGATGATTCTAAGGAAGCTGAGTAGTGACCGAGGAGGAATACGACCTGGAGCAGAAGGCTATCGCCGCCGCCGCCTTGTTGTATGTTCTCCGACGTTCTTCTCTGTTCCGACATAAGAGGCTCACCCCTGAAGAGTGGATGCAGTTCCTTGGGGATGTGTGGCCTGCTGTGAGGGCTGCACGTTCTGATGCAGCCTTCTCGGCACGCAGGTTTTACGACGCGGAGCGCCTACGGGTGCTCGGCCTGGACAAGTTCCCCTTGGATCTTCAACCAACTAACTTCCAGACGTTTGTTCAGAACATGGAGCCGGTACGGGTTAGATTCTCCCAGAAGGACGCCCCTGAGGCGTCGGCCACCCAGCTCGGCGGTTTGGTTGTGCGGGAGGTTCGCAACGCAGGGCGCGGGCAAATCATCAGGTCTGTCAAGGAGGATGAGCCTCTGGACAACTTGGTGTCCCTCCAGGAGAGGGATCACCCGGAGAAGCACGAGTTCGATCAGGCTAAGTTCCTCGAAGAAGCTGGTCGTGAAGACCTGAAGCCTTCGGAGATCGACAGCATCGACCCGGCTGACCGCATCGTGCGCGGCTGGGCTCGTGTCGCTACCGGCTTGGAGACGTGCGAGTGGTGTCTGATGCTTGTGTCTCGTGGGCCTGTGTACCTGACCGCTAAGTCGGCTGGGTCTCGCTTGACTGACGATACAGCTTTACGCATGGATGCTGCTGGCACCGACACCACTGCAGCTATTAAGCAGTGGCACCCTAACTGTGACTGCAAGGTTGTTCCGGTGTTCAAGATCTCCAAATGGAAGGACAGGCACGCCTGGAAGAACGCCGAGGATGCTTGGATCTCGGCCCAGCTTGAGGCGATAGATCTGCAAGAAAAAGAACCTGACCGCGTTCATAAACGCGGCAAGAACAAGGGTAAACCTTTCACACTAGCTGAGGATACCCTTAATATACTTCGAGATCGGCTTAAGCGTGGAGAGGTCTCGATGAAGAAGTTGACCGGATTAGCTGGTTGACACACTACCGGATGTCCCTGGTGGACTTCCTTAACTGCCCAGGAGGCAAATAATGTCCGACGAAGCTACGACCCCCACCGAAGCCGCAGCTCAACCAGCCCCGGCGGCTGAGAAAGCTGAGACATTCGGTCTTGAATATGTTCAACAGCTCCGTGGCGAAGCCGCGAAGTACCGCAACGAGAAGAAGGAAGCCGTCGAGGCTGCCCGTTCAGAGGTCACCCAGCAATGGGAGTCCAAACTGGATCAGGCTTCGAACGCGGCCTCTAAGCTTCAGGCGGAGTTGAGCACAGCGCAGACCGAGATGGTGAAGGTCACGACTGCTCTCACACTTGGTGTGCCGGGCGACAAGGTTGTGCAATTCGCTTCGATTCTTCAAGGCGGGTCGGAGGAGGAAATAAAAACCTCTGCCCAGTCGGCTAAGGAACTGTT